GGGCGGCCGCGCCTGGACGCCCGGCAAATCATGGTTCCGGGCGATCTTTCTTCGGCCGTATTTTTCCTCGGGGCGGCGCTTATTCTTCCCGGCTCCAACGTGATCATTCACAATGTCGGATTAAATCCGACGCGGTCGGCGATCCTCGATGTGCTCGGCGGATGGGGCGCTCCGGTAAGCATCGTAGCCGCGCCTCCTATCGACGTAGTAGCTGGACCTGCTGTCGCTGCCGCTGGCGGCGTCACCACTCCGTAACCCTGTCCATTTTTGGGACAAAGGCCGCTGGCGCCCGCTGGCGGCTTTCTTATTGTTGGGTGATGGTAGCGACTTCTTCGGTCAAGGGTTGGCCGCAGGACGCGCAGTAGAGGTCTTCCTTGGGGCACTCGGCCCCACACTGACCACAGTGAGTAAACGGGTGTTTGAGTTCAGTCCCGTCTTTGCGGCAGAACTTGTCGTTTGGCCTTCCTATGGAACCGCATTTGGAGCATATTCTTTCGATGATGGTTACTTGACTGGCTTGTGGTTCAGGTGGAGGATTCGGAGTGAATTGTGCGGGGACTCGCTGGATCAAATCTTTTGCCATCAGGTGACAGCGGCAGCGGCAATCATCTTCTTTGCAGCCAGCGTGTGTTTGCGAAGCGCATTCATAAGAGACGCCCGGCATTTTATCTGCCTGTCCCTAGTCTGCGTTTCTCCGCGCGGATCTCTCTCGCGCGTTCAGCGTTTTCTTTTGCCGCCTTGCGTTTCTTTTCCGTCATGGCAGCGCCACCTTTTTTGCCGATGTAACGCTGCCACTCGTGGATGGCTTGTTGGATGTCTTTGGAGTTCACGGGAGTGTGATACCACGAAATGATTTGACATTGCAAGCGGCTTCAGAGAATAATGCGCTCGTGTCACCTCTGCGATGGGCGGTGTGGGGTGCGGCTTGGTTGGAGCAGGGTCAAGTCGGGGTGGGCGGCTACTCATGGCAACGGAGAAACAAAACAGCGGAATCCCGCAAGGGGCTGACAGAACTCCGGTAACTCGTGCCGCTGGCTATTACTACACCTCCGCTCAGAAATGAACGCCGCCCATTTAAGGACCCGAACTCAATGCCCGACAAGCAGGACGTTTTGACTTGCAGGAATTGGCGTGCGGGCACCTGTCCAAAATCGGACGCCATTGTTCTCCAGGAAGATTCGCAGTACATTCAGCTTGGGTGCCGAACGTGCCGCGGCGGGTGGGTAGTGACGATGCCCGAGGGTCGAGCGAAAGCCCGTTACGAAAACAAGATCAAGGAAATGAAAGAAGCGGAGGCCAGGGACCGTGCGCGACGCGAACAGCCAGTCTACTTCACATGAAACTTGAACAAACAATAGTGTTCAATTTCAGCTTCATTGCTGAGGGGATTGGGTTCAACTTCAGCATCCCGGCCCACGGCGAGGATGAAGCTTGTCAGAAACTGACCAGCGCCTTAGCTTTTATTCAGGACGATCTGAAACAGGCTATTGCCAAGAAGAGAGTAAACTGATGGCCATTTCATTTGAATCAGAGCGCACGAACTGCGGCTGGTCGCAGGAGTCTGAATGGGTAGACGGAAAGAGGAAACCAACGTGGCAAAAGCCGCAACCGCAGAACCGAAATCAGAGCTTGCCCAGTTCGCGTCCAAAGTAAAAGACCCGTGGCCGCTTCCTCTTCGTCAAGACTGGGAAGAGATGTCACTGGACGATGCTCATGTTCTGATCCAGAAACTCCATGCGTCCTACACTGAGGGCGCCGGGATTTTTAATCAGCGGACATCGAACCAAGCGCGAGCGGATGGATTCTACAAGTGCATGGTCTGCGGCAAGCGGAAGGCGGACACAATTGACAACCACCCTAATTATGTTTGGCGGGAGGACCGAAAAGATCCGCAAACTGGAATTTACACGACGCAAAAAATATGCACTACTCAATGTTATTTCAGGGGAGCCAATTCAGGCCAGATGACGAAGGCAGGGATGGCATCGAATGTCCACAAATGACAAGAAGGAACTCGCGCAACTCTTGGAGTACATCACCAAGAACGGCTTCCAGCCCATCGGAATGATTTTCTATGACTCGAAGCTGCAACTCCTCGGTCTAGCCCCGCTGGAGAAAGTGCCCGAGGCTTTTGTCGAGTTGATCGGTAACCGTCTCGGCGGCGCTAAGGGCTCCATATCTTGGACGGAGATGAATTGAAAATCGAAATTACCAGCGGGGATATCCGAGATAGCTGGTCAGGGTCGCAACTGAATCCAGTGGCGCTGGCCCTGAACCGGCAATGCGGGTGGCGCTGGTCGGTGACGGATGACATGGCGGTACGATATTCGGAGAATGAACATCGCCGGGAGTATCCCTTGCCGAACCAAGTCAGAAAGTTTCTGCAGCGCTACTATGACGAGAAAGTAGTAGTACCTTTCGCGTTTGAGTTGGAAGTATGAAACTCACTCAGTTTGTCACATTGATGAGCAAGCTGAAGATACGCCATCGTGACGATACGAGCATGATGGTGCCCTTCAAGATGTTCCCGAACCAAGTTACAGCGGTCAAGGCTCTGGAAAAGCAGTACGAAGAGAAAGGCAAAATCCGCGCCATTTTCCTGAAGTCTCGCCGGGTCACCGTTTCCTCGCTCTGCGATGCCTACTTGTTCGCTGACTGCTTGGCAGCTCCCAACCGGGAGAATTTAATCGTCGCTCACGTCAAAGATACGTCTGAGGGTTTATTCCGTGTGCCGCGCGACTTGGCCATTGTCTTAAATGAAACCGCCAATGTCTGCCGGATCATGGCCAAAAGAATCGAGGTCGATCATGCAGAAGGAAAATCTATTCTGGACATCGCTACAGCCGGGACCGTGGCTTCGGGCCGCGGCCTTACGCTTTCTGGGTTACATCTATCGGAAGCGGCCCGGTACCCGGGTCAAGACAGTTTTCTCTCCCTTCTTCCCGCGGTGGGTAAAGGTCGAGATACCGCCATCCTCGTCGAGTCCACCGCCTACGGTAAAACTGGCGAAGGTGAAACCTTTTACGAGTTCTGGCAACAAGCGGTAGCGCGACAGAACGAGTACATCACCATCTTCCTTGGCTGGCTGACTGATCCGGCGTGTGTCGGGAATGAACAGAATGCCGGAGACGCTCCTGCTACTGACCTTGAAAAAGAGTTAATGAAGGACTTCAAAGCTACGCGGGCTCAGATCGCGTGGATGCGGAACACGCTAGAAAACGAATGCCAAGGGTACGAAAAAGTCTTCCTCCAAGAATATCCACACACGCCAGGGGTAGCTTTTATCTCGACTGGCGACCCTGCGTTCACTCCCGAGGAGCGTAACTTCGCTGAGTCAACCTGCCGCGAACCTTTGGCCGAAGGCCACATGGAGTGGAAAGGCGAGAAGCCCCACTTCGTTCGTGTCTCCGGTGGAGCGCTGCGAATCTGGGAAGAACCGAAGCCGGGCCACAAATACTACATCGGAATGGACGCTGCGGTGGGAGTTGAGACGGGAGACTTCGCGGCAATCTCGGTGTGGGATGGGACCACAGGGAATCAGGTCGCGCAGTATGCCGACAAGGTGGTTCCTGAAGTCTTGGCATTCTTCATGCACTGCATCGGGCACTGGTACAACCGGGCCATGACGAATGGAGAGTTGACGGGCAACAGCGGCCGCGAAGTTTTGCGAGTCTTGCGTGACCAATATCACTACCCATTCTTCGCCTACTGGAAAGGAAAAGATGACAAACTGCTCGGGCGAGGGGAGAATCGCAAGCCGACAGTCTGGTGGGAAACGACCAGCTACTCTCGCCGGAAGATGATTGAAATATTCCGCATGGCGGTACGTGGCGCGATTCGCAAAGATGACTTCCGCGCCATTGTCCGTGACCACTCTCTCGCTTCGCAGATGATGGACGCCTCGCTTTCTGAAACTGGACGCTGGGAACTCAAGCGCGGCCATGACGATATTCTGGTCAGTGGGATGCTGGCCTTGGTTGCAATCGCGCAGAACCCAGTGCCGAGGATGTCCGGGCAGTCGCACATTGCTGATTCCGGGGAAGGCGAAGACTCGCAACTCGCTCGGGCCATTCCCAACATTGTGGATGATGTGACGTTGAGTTTACAGAGACACTACAAGCGGGCCATGTCGCTTACGAACAAATCGCATGCGCGGATGTTTGCGCAGAATGAAAGCAAGTTGGGCCTGAATCGACTCATTGGAATCTAGGAGAGCGGCTATGGAAGATACCAGCAGCAACATAGTTCGGCAGGCTGTCTGCGAGACACATGGGCATAACCTGCACAGCAAGCAGGACGACGCCAAAACATGGTTGTGTCTGAACTGCGGGATGACTCTTGAAGAAATACGCGGCGAGACCACGGCTAAGCGTGAGGTGGCGCGTGCCTCATAATCGTGGTGTAGTTCGTCTTGACACTTGGCTCTCGCAACTTCTCTGGGTGATTGCCCGCAAGCAGGGTGGGGAGATTCGTATCTCCGCTGTCGAACTGGAAGATGTTCCTAACCAATGTGCTGTCAGCACCGACTATGATCCAATCGGCCATGAGATTGTGATTCGAGGATTGAGTGGCGCGGCGGAGATGATTGTGATAAATACTGGGGAGCAATGGACCAGAACCAGACCAGCACAAGTGGCGGAACCCTTGCCGAGTTCGCAGCCCTCGCCAGCGAATCAGAATCGAAGCGCAGTGGTGGACGACGACATGATGGCGAGGATCGAGCAGAGATTGATTCGCCGGGCAGCGGAGAGGCAGCGCGAGAAGGAAACGGCGGAAGTAGCCCGAGTCCAGCGGGACCCGTCCTGGCCCTAATTGGCAAGCTTGCAGGCGAGTCGAAGCGCTACGAGATGCTGGAAAAGGAACTCTGGGAGCATGTGGGCGAACTGGTTCCTTCGGTTATGTCGCTTTCAGATTGGACAAAGTGCCTTCGGGAACTTCGTGAGGCGAATATGAGCGCAAGACGCGAATCCGGGTCAACATCTGAAGATCCTCTTCAGGCGATACGTGCTTTTCTAGGATCGTAATGACCGATTCACAGATGTGGGCGTACATAGCGGGCTTCACAGATGGTGAAGGAAATATCGCCATGGGTGGTTCTCGCGGTATGCGGCCGAATATCCAAATTGGTCAATCAGGAGATGTCGGCAAGAAGATTTTGACTACACTGTCTGAGTTCATGTCGTTGCACGGGATTTCCGCCCCAGTCTATAAGCGGAAAGGAATCGGCGGTGGTGTCGTAGACAAGCGCTCAGGGAAATCGTACCAAGATGCATGGGTTATCGTAATTTTCCGCAAGCAGGATGCGTTGAAGTTCCTGATTGCTATTCTGCCGTATCTCCAAGTTAAACGTGTCTTGGCTCAAGACCTGTTGAGATTCTTCACTCTTTACCCGGATTGGGCATCGTTCTCTCGCAGGAAAACTCATTGCTCCAACGGTCACCCATTGACTCCAGAGAATGTGTTCACTGACACGCTGCCCGGTAGAAAGTACGGCCGTCGGCGCTGCAAGACGTGTCATCGGAAGTACATGGTTACGTATGAACAAAAGCGCAAGGAGGCAGCATGTCGGCCTCTCTAGTTCCGTTTCCTGATGTCTCCACTAAAAAGAGGGATGATAGATCAAACCCCGATTTGGTCGTGTCAAGACAATTGGACGAATTGTTCAGATTGTCTGAGGAAGAAAGGGACCGACAGTTAGGCGCTAATTGGTTTGTAGAGGTAGCCCAGTTCTATACTCTGACCGGGTTGAAATCTGCCGCTGCACCATCCTTCCGCCCGCGTGTCCAGATTCCCGAACTGCAAACCTTGATGCTGGCCGAGGCCACGGACATATCGGAGACCTCACCCAAAGTCTTCCTAATGAACAAAGGGAAGCGCGACAAAGAGCGCGAGAAAGCCTTCCAGGAACACTGGCGGCAACAGCAGTACAACCTGCAACTATTCTTCGCGGAACTTTGGGCACTGTTTTGCGGCACAGGATTCTTACAAGTTGGAGTTGATCCAGAAGGTCGCCGCGGGAAGGGTGAAATCTGGGTAAACGCACGCGATGCAGGTGCCACCTTCCCTGATCCGGGGACACTCGACCGGGACCACTGGGTCTATGTCGGGATTGAAGACAAGATGTATCTCGACGAAATCTGCCGCATGTGGCCAGATGCGGGAGTCCGACTCAGGCGGCAAGCCAAGGGCTACGTCAGTGCGCGCATCGGGACGGATGATAGCGGCCCCGGAGGGTTATCGCTTCCTGAAGGCCCGATGCGGTGGGGCTCGGGAAGCATCCCCCAACAGCGAGTCGTAGGTGATGGTCGCATGATGGTGCGGCAGTTGTTCATCAACGACTACTCGACCGAGGAGTTGTCAAAAGAGGAGCGTGCGCGAATTCAGGAAATGCTCGGACCACTCACGCCTTCGCCCGAGTTCAAGTTGAAATTTCCTAACGGACGTTGGGTAGTGGAATGTGAGGGCGTGGTCTTGGCGGACGGCGAGAATCCTTTCCCGTTCAAACTTTTCCCGATCATCCCAATCCAGTCTATGCCCAGACTCAAGAGTTTCTGGGTGCCGCCACCAGTTCGCTACAGCAAGTCCTTGCAGGAACTGGCGGAACGCATGTTGACGGGAGTGTTCGAGAACGGCGTGCGGTTGAACAATGGCACTTGGTTCGTGGACGAGCGGGCGGGAATCGACGTGAACGACTTTGGAGGTCTGCCCGGCGAGGTACGGATCATCAACGCAGGCGCGACGGTGCCAGAAGTGAAATACGGTCAGCCCATGCCGGCTCATTTCACGCAGATGCCAGAATTGCTTTTGACCAAGCAGCGCATGATTCACGGGTTCACTCCGATGCGCGCAGGCCAACCCGCGGCAGGCAATATTTCGCAGAGTCTTTACGATGCTTCCGTGTTCCAGTCGCAAGTCCTGACCCGGATGCGGTCAAAGCTGATGGCTCCAGCGGTCCAACAACTGGCAGAGTTGGTGTTTTACACCATGTCGCGCTACTACACCCAAGATCAAGTATTCCCTGGATTCGGCAACAACGAAGTTGAGATGGTGCCGTGGAAGCCGATGACCGGGGGGTGGGAGAGTGCTTACGACGTATATCTTGATCCGGGCAGCATCAAGCCTCTCTCGGCGTCCTACCTGCGGTCGCTCGTCACTGCGCTTCTGGATAAGGGCAAGTTGCCGCTCAAGTTCGCGCTCGAAGCCCTAGACTTCCCTGGCGGGGAGGAAATTGCGGAGCAGCAGAGGGAAGAATTGGAACTGGCGGCCATGAGTAAACAAAAGAGGCCAAGATGAAAGGTGTCACGCCATTCGATGTGTTCGTCTCTAATTTTGAGACTGAACTGAAGCGCCGGTACGATGCTTGCGAAGACTTTGCGGCAACTCCGTCGAGTATCCTGCTGGCCGTGTTGAATGCCGTTGCGGAAGCAAGGAAGCGTACCGATGTCCTCAATGGCTGAGTATGAGTCGTTGCTAGAAGATCGCCCTGAGAAATTTGCCCCGGATGATGTAAACTTCCGGGAAGCCAAGTCTGGAGAACCGATGTGCGCCTCCTGCGTTCACTGGTATCGTAGTGCAGGAGGCGAACATGACGTTTGCGAGATTTTGAGAACTAAAGACGAGCAGGTACCTTGGAATTGGGTGTGTGACTTTTTTAACACCGACCGAGAGCATTATCCGTTGTTCCACGAGACGAAAGCTGGCGCAGACCAGCACGAGAGAGAGTAAGGGGAGAATTGCTCATGCTCTGAGGTAAAGAGCATGAAGTTAATTAGGGGCATAGCCCTCTGTCTGATTCTTTTGGCAGGCATCTCGCTTGCCCAAAATACCACTACCACAATCAACGTCACGGATGCTGGCTCGGTAGCCTGGGCCAATGGCACCTACAGCATCACGTTTGTAGGCCCGCCCAGCGTTATTTGGACGGGGGGTACCCTAAACACCGCCACGCCTATTACCGGGGTTCTAAACGGCGCTGGGACGGCCGCAGTGACCATCCCTGACAACAACCAGATAACCCCGCCAGGGACTCAGTGGGCTATCAACATTTGCAGCGCTACGCTGCCCCGAGCATGCGCGTCCAGCACAGTAACCATCACCGGAGCCACGCAGACGGTAAATATTACACCTGCGGCGATTGTGGCTACGGTTCCAACCTCACCTACGTTCTCACTCAACCCGCTGACCATGTACGCGGATGCTGAGATATCCGGAGGCTGGGTTGGGTATCGCTATTACAACGTGGCCAGCGGCTCTCTGAGGGTATGCCAGACGGTCACGGCGAACTCTTGTAGCGCGTTTGCGGCGGTTGGTGGATCGGGCGGCGGGAACGTCAACAGCTCGGGAAGTCCCACAGTCAACCAGCTTGCTCAGTGGGTAGACTCGACGCATATCCAGGGAATCAACCCAACCCTTTCCAGTCCGACATTCGCAGCCACCAGCTCGGTACAGTTGGCAGGCGTGGTAACGGATGAAATTGGCTCTGGGAAGCTTGTGTTTGCTACCTCGCTCCAGGGTACCGATACCAAGGTGTTGACTGCAGGGACGGTCAGCGGCACTGGGGCGACTCTCTGTGTCGATGCTCTCGGGGGTGCCACGACTTCCGGATGCGGCACCGGGGTTGGCACGGTCACTAGCGTGGGACAGAGTTTTACTGGGGGTCTGATCTCGGTCGCTGGTTCCCCTATTACCACTTCGGGCACCCTAGCCCTGACCGTAGCCGGAACCAGCGGCGGCATCCCGTATTTTTCCGGTGCTTCTACGTGGGCATCATCGGGCGCACTTCCCACGGGAAACTTCGTGCTCGGCGGTGGTGCCGGCGGCGCACCCACGGCGACCTTCAGCATTGTTCCCGTATCTAGCGGTGGTACGGGTACTGCCTCTCCAAGTCTGATTGCCGGGACCAATATCACCATCACAGGCGCCTGGCCGAATCAGACCATCAACGCCGCCACAACCGGCTCTGGGACCGTAACCAGCGTGGCCCAGACGGTGCCCAGCGGATTCAGCGTGGCAGGTTCTCCAATCACGACCTCCGGGACTCTGGGGATCACTTACAGCGTGGCTGGCATGGATCAGCCTTTACTGTCAACGGGGACGAATGCTGCAGGGTTTGCTGCCGCCATTCCGTTATGCGGAGACGGCTCACACGCACTAAGCTACTCAACGTCCACACACACGTTCGGTTGCCAAGCACTGACTACTGGGGGAGCAGGTACCGTCACAAGTGTGGCTGTCACAGTTCCCAGCGGTTTGGCGATATCTGGATCACCAATCACCACCTCGGGCACGCTGGGCATTACCTACAGCGTGGCAGCTTCAGACCAGATTCTTATCTCAACCGCGGCAAATACAGCCAGTTTTGCAGCGGCTCTGGCGACTTGCGGTGATGGGACTCACGCAATCAACTACTCAGCCTCAACTCACACTTTCGGATGCCAGACGCTTACGACTGGTGGTGCCGGGACGGTCACAAGTTTTAGTGCGGGCACCTTGAGTCCACTGTTTACGACGAGCGTGGCGACTGCGACAACGACTCCTGCTTTAACCTTCATCCTCTCAAGTGCGGCGGCAGGAACAGTGTTTGGCAATGCAACCGCGGCGGTTGCATCCCCGATCTATACTTCTACCCCGGTTCTCGGTGCGGCTGGCGTCAATGTAGGCTCCATAGGTTTCCAGAACCTAACCAGCGGCACGATTCTTCTCACCCCGACAACAGGGGCTCTGGGATCAATAACTATTACCATGCCTGCGGTTACAGGCACGATGGCGGAAACCACAGGGACGTTAACCAGCGGGCATTGTTCACAATTCGATGGCAGTGGCCGCTTGGTGGACTCTGGAGCAGGTTGCGGTGGGAGTGGCACTGTAACGAGCGTAGCTGAGACGGTACCAAGTGGCTTCGCTGTATCTGGTTCCCCGATTACCACATCAGGAACGTTTGGAATCACTTACAGTGTCGCAGCGTCGGATCAACCATTACTGTCAACTGCAGCCAACACGGCTAGCTTCGCCGCAGCAATCCCACTTTGCGGAGATGGCACCCATGCGCTGAGTTATTCGACTTCAACGCATACGTTTGGCTGTCAGACTCTGACTACGGGTGGTGCGGGGACTGTGACCAGCGTATCGCAAACATTCACGGGAGGCTTGATATCAGTAGCAGGGTCACCGATTACAACCTCCGGCACGTTGGCCCTGACGGTCGCAGGCACTTCTGGCGGCATTCCGTACTTCAGCAGCGCGACGGCCTGGGCTTCATCTGGGTTGCTTCCGACTGGAGATTTTGTTCTTGGCGGAGGCGCCGGGGGTGCTCCGACTGCCACATTCTCAATCGTGCCTGTAGTGAATGGTGGCACGGGGACTGCATCGCCAGGCTTGATAGCCGGAACGAACGTCACCATCACCGGAAGTTGGCCGAACCAGACTATAAATTCTAATGCTGGTGCTGCGGTAACGTGGAATGCAATCACGAATCCTACCGGGAATCAAGCTCTAACGTTCGCAGCTACGGACACGACGACTTGGACAATCGCAGATCAAGGGGCATCACCGATAACCGGGATCTTTAACATCACGGACACTTCATCCACGGCAACCGATACCTCCACCGATCTCATAATCCAAGCTCCGTCTGGAAGTTATCACAACCCGCTAACAGTCGCAGTTGCAGGATTCAATCAGTTCCAGGTGTGCAACACCAACGGCGCTTCCCATGTGGGCATAACCGTATCCGGCAACATCATCACCTGCCCCAACCTGTCTACTGCACCGGTGAGTAAGTCCTGGATTTTGGTCGGTTCCAATCCGCACACGGCGCAGACGTTGTATGAGAATGCGGCGGCTTATACTGGCAACCTGTTTCAGATGCACACCTTCACCGCTTCAGGTACGGGATTCAATTTCTGGACGGCATGCCCCGGTGCATCAAATACGGATGGAAGCTGCGCCAGCGGCAATGTTGTGGCCAAGTTGCGCGGCGACGGATTGCTGACCTCCACCAGCGCGGCCTATACCGGTTCGACCAGCGGCGTAATTACCACGAAGCCGCAAGCCGCTGCTGGCACCTGGGAGTGGGATTGGCCGATCACCGCCGGAACCGCTGGGCAAGTCCTAACTTCACAGGGTGGCGCTGGAACGGCGATGACCTGGACAACGGCTGCTGGTGGTGGTGGCACGGTAACCAGTATTGCGACAACTTCCCCTATCACTGGCGGAACAATTACTACAACCGGTACAATCGCTTGCGCGACTTGCGTAGTGGCGTCATCTCCTGGCGCTGGCATTGCGCGTTTTGCTGGTTCAACTCAAACAGTTACCTCGGCTGAAATCAGCGGAGATGTAACCACCAGCGGCTCGAACGTCGCTACCGTAGTTCAGATTGAAGGCGCGGCGATACCAGTTTCTGCGAACGTCGTGAGCACGAATGCCAGCAAGCAGTTGGTGGCGGGAACTTCGCACGCGGTTTCAACGGTATTATCGTGCGTGGCGGCCTCCGGCTCAGGAACGGCTTATACCTGTACTACCACTCCAACATTTACCCCAGCAGACAATGACACGATTCACTTCGAGTCAGACGTAGCCAATACAGGCGCCGCCACGTTGAACGTGAACTCTTCCTCAGCGGCCCCAATCAAGAAGCAAGGTGGAGGAACGGCGCTAGTAGCTAACGACTTTCTCGCCGGTCAGGACACGATTCTTATTTTCGATGGCGTGAACTGGCAGATGCAGGGGCAGGTTGGCAATGCCGCTAGTGGCACCGGGAACACGACTTCGACAGGTCTGACCTCGGGCGTGATTCCGCAGGCCAGTGGCGTTAATTCCATCGTCAACTCATCTCCTCAACTCGACAACGGAGTTACGACTGCGAATACCTTGACCTATGCAGGTACGGCGGGAGTAACTTCGCCGGTCTTTAGGACGAGTGGCACAAATGGTGGCCTGAGTGGACTGGAAGGTACCGGTGCGAACGTTACCGGCTCTGGCACGTGCCTGGCGACGTTTGACAACCTCTGGGCAGACAGTACGCTTCACGGCTTCAAGATGTGCGCTGCGTCGAATGGCACGGTCACCACGGCAGTGCCAGTCGTAGGCGGTCCAGCCTCGTCCACGGCGGGCGATGTGGTTACCTTTAACGGCGTTGGCGGCGAGTTTATTCAGGACTCTGGGATATTGGGCACAAACATCGTTCGCAAGGATGCTAACAACACTGGCGCTGCGGCAATGACTCTGGACATGTCGGCCTCGACCGGGACTGGCGCTTTTAGGATTCCAAACAGTGCCGGTGCGACCACGGTGGTAAATGGAGCGCTGGTCTATGACACAACCAACAACAACGTCCACTTTGGATCAAACGGCGTGGACAACATCAACGCTGTTATCCCAACCTCCGTTACCGTCACGAACAACGACTGTGCGAAGTGGACAGTAGCTTCCGGGGTCATCACGCTGAACGATGCTGGGGCGGCGTGCGGGTCTGGTGGCGGGACTGTCCCAATCAACAGCGTACTTAGCGCGACCGGAGCGATTGCTACCATCGCACTCGGGAACAACCCTCTAGTCTTTAGCTGCGCTTTAACCTCTGGCACTAGTTGCATGGCCCTTACTCAAGCGACAGCCTCGACTGTTTCTGGATCGGCACAACTTCAGATCACATCACTGACAACCTCTGCTGCGATGAGTATCCAGATCACCCAGGGAGCCAATGGCCCAGCTAACGGTAACGCT